CCATTGGCTCCCGGATCACCGACGTGCAACTTCACGTAGACGGTGCTGACTGAGTAGGCGGTGGCGTTGCCGACAGCATCAAGCCATGCGTTCGCCAGGTATGAAGAAACACCAGTTGCCATTAGTCCTCAATCCTTTCAATTATCTCACTGATTCGACCATCTTCGCCACGCACCACGCTACGGATGACCGTGCGCTGCTCCGGCACGTTGACGTTGACGACCGTCTCAGGCACGTTGACGACAGGTGCGTCGACATGCACGTGCGGGGCTGGGACGTGGATGATTTGTTCGGGCATGTTGAGGTTGAGTTCGCGTGTTCCTGCGTCGTAGACGGTTGCTGGCGCAATCGGGTTAATGGAAGAGAGCGGTTGCAGGGCCGCGGTGGGCACACCGGTGTGCTCGATCTCTGGCATGTTGAGGGCTTTGAGAACTGCGGCTGGCTGGAATCCTGAGGCGATGAGACGTTGCGCGATTGCCGACTTGCGGTCCAAGTCGGCGAGGTTTGCTGCGGTGATGTCGATGTTGGTGAGCGGCACACGGTAGGCGTCGCCACCTTCGATCGGTGTCATGTCTTCGAAGCGGCGAACGTCGTTGACGGACATGTAGCCGTTGTTGAGTCCTGATTGGTACGAGGCGTTGCGTGCGGCGATGTCGCCACGCAGAAGTCCTGCGGTGGTGAAACGGATGAACGCACGACCGGCTAGCAGAACGCTGTACTCCGACTCGAGTTTGGACAGATACGGAACCAGCGAATGCTGCAAGAAGGCAAGTTGATTCGCCTCGACCGACGCATACGACATCGCGCCAGGTGTGGTCACGCCGATCATCGACGGTGGGACGCGGAAGATGCGTGCGATTTCTTCGACGGCGAAGTGGCGTGATTCGATGAACTGTGATTCGTTCGGGTCGACACCGGTCTTCTGGAACGTTGCCCCGCCGAAGAGGATGCCTGGGCGGTGCGAACGGCGCAGACCTTTGTGGCCGTCCTCGAATGCGTCGACGAGGTTCTTGGCTTGTTCGCGGGACAGGTTTCCGGGGAACTGGATGATGCCCGACGTCGACGAGCCTTGTCCGAAGAATCGTGCGGCGAACTCCTCGAGCGCACGTGACAGGCCGAGGTTCTCTTTGACGAGGTCGATGCGCGACTTGCCGCGCAACTCGCCCGGCAGAGTCAGGTCCTTGATGTGGATCATGTCGACGTCTTCGATGCGGTCCTTGGCGTTGTGCACGTAGAAGAGACGCCCGTAGTTGTCGCGGCGCACCTCGACGTACCGAGGGTTCAACACCGACAGGGCGAGCACCTCGCCTTCTTCGTCGCGGATGATGCGCGTGAAACTGTTGCCGTTCAACAGCAGCGAAACGACGACCTGCTGAAAGTGGTCGTCCTTGGTGACGCCGATGTCCGGCGCATCAAGCCACGCCGGTCGCGGCCGGTACTGAAGACGCACGCCCTCCTGGCGGATGTACGAATCGACAGGCAGCGAGGCAATCGTGTCGGCGATGAGACGCACGCAGGCATACACCGTGCCGATCTTCAGCGAGTCCTCCTGGGTGACGTAGACGCCAGAGTTCGTGGTGAACGTGTAGCCGTCGCCGAGCGCGAACAACGACTGGAACGAGATGGCTCGTTCGTCTTGTCGTCGTTGCGGTACCAGACGGTCAAGAATCATTTGTCGTCAACCTTTTCGGAACGGGCCAACGCGAACGCGGCAGCGAGACAGGCGACGCCGAACACCATCGCACCCAACGCCGGCGCAACCAAGAACCCGGCTGCGACAAGGGCGAAGATTCCGACGAGTTCAAGTACGAGCACGACCATCCTGACCTCCTAGGTTAGACGAACAATCGTAGTCAGACTACGAAGAACCCAGGCGTCGGCGACTCGACCGGTGTCGTGGTCGCCCGGTCGGTGGCCATCGCCAACGCAATCACCGCGTCAATCTTGCGTTTCGACTTGCCTTTGCTCAACGTCCAACCGTTGTCCTTGACACGTTGCGCAGCCGACAACACCTGGTCGGAGAAGATCGGGTTGCCGTCGTGCACGAGTTTCTGATTCACGATCAGCTCATACAGGTTGCCGCACGCAGGCACCATGCGTTGCGGCGACTGCGGATACTCCACCATCGGGAACCCGTCCTCGGCCAACGCCTCGGCGGTACGCATAAAGAACGCCGGGTCGAACGCAATCTCTTGAATGTCGTACTGCTGCGCCATCTCACGCAGATACGACTCGACCGCAGCCACGTCGAGCACGCCACCTTCGGGCAACCAAATCTTCGCCCGCGCCACCAGCCTGCCCTCCACACGTTGAACGAAAACGACCGCCGTCGTGTCACGTTTCAACGCCATGTCCACACCGATCCACGTCGCCGCACCCGGCACCAGCTCGATGCTCGCATCACGACAAAGCTCCCACGCACCAGTCGGCAGCCACGAATCCTCAGCAGTTCTGACCCACTGATTGAATCTGAATCTACGTACAGAAACTTCCGACGTCTGACGCACCGCAATCTCCATGTCCTCCATGTCGAGCAGACCTTCAGCGAGGTTCGGGTTCGCCTGTAACCAGGCGTCACGGTCATTCATGTCGCAACCCTCCGGTGCTTCCCACCACCAGAACCCGAACTGCTCGTCCTCAATCTCGCCGCGACACACCTTCTGGCCGTAGGCGTAGAGAGTTCCGCAGATGCTCGACAGGTCGTAGCCGGCGGTCGTGATTGCCACGATGTGCGGGTCCTTACGCGCACCAGAACCCAACGTCAACGCATCCCAAAGTTCTGAGTTCGGCTGCACGTGCAACTCATCGAAGATGACGGTGCTCGGGTTGAGACCTTGCTGAAGTTTCGCGTCACTCGACAGCACCCTATACACGCTGTGCGTTGAAGGCACCTCAATCACGTCGCGGTACACCTTGCAGATTCCGCTCAACGCAGGCGATTGCTGCACCTGCCACTTCGCCTCATCAAACACCACCCGCGCCTGACGACGATCACCAGCAGCGCTGTACACCTCAGCACCATGCTCGCCTTCGATGAGACCATAGAGCGCCACCAGCGAACCGAGCAGCGACTTGCCATTTTTGCGGCCAAGACCAATCAGACTGCGCCGATACCGCAACAAGCCATCCGGTCTGCGCTCGTAGAGGTTCTGAATCAGCTGCCGCTGCCACGGCACCAACTCAAACGGCTGACCTGCACGTATCCCTTTGGAGACATGCATGAACGTCGACGCGAAGTCGACGACACGCTGCCCGTCAGACTGCGGGTGCAGCCTCGGCGTCGACCACTTTGGTGTTGCGACGACGGAACTGATCGAGCTCATTGGCAACCCTTATCTCGGCGAGACCGAGACGAGCCCGGTCAGACGGTGTGAACCCCAACAACGATAGCCACGCAGTCACCTGGGCATTGAGTTCCGACTTCTGCTTGATGAGCGGATGCGTCACGAGTTGCCCGTTCGCCGTCTCGTAGAACCACCTGGTCACATCGGTACCAAGCCACTGCTCGATGCGTGCAAGCTGCTCGAACGCAAGACACAACCGCTCGACCAGAGCCGAGTCATGCTTCTCGCTTAGATGCCTTCGACCTGCGTCCCAGAACATCGACCAGTACGCCGCACCGTAGGAGTCCAACGTGTCCGGTGGCTTCGGCAGATCGGTGAGCTCCACCGTCACCAGGGCGAAATCGGGCACCGGCACGGCAGGCAAATGGTTGCGAACACGCGCACCACGAAACCGTTTCTTCTCGACAGGCTCGCGGCGTTTGCCGCGGCCGACTCCGGTGCTCTGCGTGGCCACGCATCAAGGGTAGGCGGTGCCCCGGCACAGACCACGCGCCCACTGCGCACGGCATGGGTCATTTCCGCCGACCCGCGCCCAGATTTTGACCCACCTCGGTTGATGCCGGGGCGGGGTCAGGGTCGCTGCTCGGTCGCGCCTCGACGCGAGTTGCAGCTGCGATGCGCGGCCGCGAGCACGTCGGACTCGGGACCGAAGACATGATCGGCGGTGAACGGGTCGCCCTCTCGTGGGCCTTCGCCGCAGATGTGGCAGTGGGTTGCGGTCTCTCTTACGAGTCGAGCACGTTCTGGGTAGTCGCCGCGATAGTGGGGTCGAGATGCGTTTCTGATTGCTTCACGCTTGCCGGCGCAGACTGGGCAGCGAGTGGTTTCGGTGGTGAGTCGGCGACATTCGATGCAGGGTCGGCGAATAGGCATGGGTTGATGTTAGGGACCGCCTGAATCGTGAGACAGGACACGGGTGTTACTACGTAACACACCCGTGTCCCTTTGTCTGGCAACGGTTTCATTTGTGTGTCCCGTGTGCGTGTCCCCGTTTTTAGGGTTAGTTGAGTGGGTCTCTTAGGCGGTTCTGGGCGATGGCTCGGAGGGCTGGGCCCCACTGGTCGTTGCGGGCTTTGATGCCAGCCTGACGTGCCTGCCGGCGGAAGGCTTGGCTGTTCTGTTGCTTGTCGCCTGGCTTGAGGCCGAGGGCGGTCATGAGTCGGCGTGCGAGGTCGTAGGTGTCTTCGGTGAAGGTTTCTAGTTCTTCTTTGAGGCGGATGGGTTTGTGGTCGTCCTCGAGCTGCTCCTCTACGAGTTCGACGGTGGTGGGTGCCCAGCCGATGCGTGAGAAGAGTCGGGTGAGGGTGATGGTGTGGCCGTCGCGTTGGAGGTGGTAGACGATGTCGACGTCGTCGTTCTTGGCTGATGATCCGCGTTGGCCTTGGGTCTTGCCTTTGTCTTTGCCTGCGTGGTCGGTGCGTAGGAGGGCGACGCCTGCGGCTTTGAGGCTGAGTCCGGTTGTCCTGGCGAACTCGCGGTAGGTGTCTGCGGAGTTCTCTTCGCCTTCTACGGCTCGGCCGGTGGTGTCGATGACGACGACTTGGGCTCCTGTGAGCTCTACCATTTTCATGACTTGGGCTGCGCCTTCGTAGGTGTTGAGTGGTGGCAGCGAGGGAATCAACGCATAGTGCAGGTGTGACAGGTCGTCTTCGTTGGTGTAGCCGAGTGTCTCGAGGCGTTCCATGAGGTCTGATGCGGTCATTTCGTAGTCGAGGTAGAGGACGTGGACTTTGTCTTGGGCTGGTCGGCCGAAGATGGGTTTGCCTGTGGCGAGGGCTGCGGTGCAGGCGAGGGCGATGTAGGACTTGCCTTCTTTGCTGACGGCGAAGAGTGCGGTTTGTCTGCCGCGTGCGATGAGTGGGTAGGCGATCCAGTCTTCTGATTTGTGGTCTTGGTTCCAGAAGTCTTGCCAGTTGATGAGTTGTTCGAGGAGTTCGTGGGTGGTGGCGGTGGTGGGTGTGGGGTTGGTGCCGAGATAGGCGGCGCTGGCTTTTTTCCAGTCTCCGCCGTGGCGGGTTTGTGCGTAGTAGCCGAAGCGTGAGTATCCGCCGGGTGGGATGGGTGCGTTGGTGGAGAACACGATGAGTGCGTCGTTGCCGTTGTGGTTGACGCTGGCGCTGATGCCTCGGTCTTTGCCTGGGCGGGTGTAGTAGTCGGTGCCGTTGTGTTGGTAGGCGTGCCGCCATCCGTCGGCGGTGAGGAGTGAGTGCCAGTCGTGTGAGGCGTTGTAGCGGGTGGAGGGCAGGTTGGGGTCGTCGCGGAGTCCGTCGAGGTCGTGGGGTTGGTGTCGGTCAATCTTGGGTTCTACTGTCAAGCGTTGGATGAGCCAGTCGGGTGCATAGGCGGGTGCGGTGTTGAAGCCGTGTTCAACGTCTTCAACGTAGGGTTTGCCGTTCGGATGCAAGGTTGGTGGGGCGAGGACTTGGCCGCCTTCGCCTCTGATGTCGAGTCCTGGTCCGAGTCGTTTGCCTGCGTCGTTGCGGACGTTAATGTTCGCGCGAAAGTAGAGGTGGCGGCCGCCTGATCCGGTGTGGACGGTGACGGTGTCGGGTAGTGGGCCGTGTTCTGCTTCGAGATCGGTGAGTGTGTCTGAGCCTCGGTGTTGTTCGCGGTCGTCGATGTCGAGGACGAACATGTAGCTGTTGGTGACTTTGCCGGTGGCGATGCCGACACCCCAGCCTTTGTAGTGGGTGGTGAACCATTCGGTGATGACGGTCGGGTCGGTGGTGGCTTTGGTTTGCCACGCTTCGATGCCCGATGGATACTTCTCGCCTGGTGCGATGGGTATGACGCGGATGCCTTTGGCGGCGTAGGCGAGTGCGGCGGTCAGCACTTCCATCGTTTTCTCCTTGATAGTAAGTAGATAGTTAGGTTAGTGCGGTTGGTTCAGCGGCCGCGAATCTTGTGTAACCATTCCTTGTACTGCTGTTCGGTGAGCCAGTCGTCGTCGCCCCACGAGAACCAGAGTTGCTCGGCATGTTCGTTGAGTGGGATGATCCAGAAGAAGGCGTCGTCGGCGACGGTGTTCGTCGCCCAGGCGGTGCCGTCGTCGCTGGCGTAGCGGTATTGCACGATGAACGCTGGCAGACCGGCCATGTTGCCGAGTTGCCGCATCACCTTTGCGCCGACCGATTGGGTGTTGACGGTGCCGTTGATGTGGCGGTAGTCGATCAGTGCAACCGGTATGAGGTTGTCGAACTCGACCAGCAGGAAGTCGATGTCCATCGCGGGCACGTTGTATCCCCACGTGCGATGCTTCTGGCTGAGGGTGGCGTCTCGTTTGAAGTGTCGTTCATTTGCGGTCATTGCGTTTCTCCTGTTTGGAAGTGAGTGGTAGGTCGAACCATTCGGGCCAGATTTGGCATGGGTGTTTGCCGAGCTTCACGGCTAGGCGGTCGGCGGTGTACGGGTCGAGGAATGACTTGCCGTTGCGCCATCGTTGGATGGTGGCGCGGGTGACGCCGAGATGTTCCGCGATGATGGATGCCCAGGTGCCCTCCTCGAACTGGTCGAGAAGGGCACCGGCGGGCAGGCAACGCTTGCGGTCCTTACCTCGAGGCATCAGTCCCAGTCTCGGGAGAGTGCCTCGGTTTCGTACACCTCGTCGCCCCACAGCTCTCGGAAGAACTGTTCGACGGTTTGTTCGCGCATGGCGGCGACCTTGGCGACGGGCACGGTGATGCGGCGGTATTCGCTGACCGCCGTCACCGTGGTGATGTCTGCCGGGTCGATGTTGGTTTCTTCGATGAAGCATTGCATCGCCTGGTCGACTTGGCTGCCGCCTGCGGCGATGATGATGTCGCCCGGTGTGTCGTCGTCGTAGTCGACGCGGGTGACACCCAACGCGCCGTTGGCGTGGAGGATGTAGATGTTTCGTTTCATTGCTGTTTCTCCTTGAGTAGTCGGTTGGCGATGTTGAGTGCGAAGGCGAAGCCGAGGAAGAACATGGTCATTGAGGGTTCTCCTGATCGGGATTCAGCGGGTAGAACGGTTCGCAGTTGACGATGCGCCACGTCTGGATTTTCTGTTCGTTGTCTGCTCGGCGGCGTGCAGCCTTCTTCGCTTTGGGTGCGTTGAATGCCTGTCGGCCTCTGGCTGCGTGGTAATCCTGCAACGCCCACCAGACGTTGTCGAATCCTCCGTGTACCAGTGCTGAGTACAGCTTGTCCGCAAGTTGCATTTCGCCCGCGAGTTGGCGGCGCAACTCTCGGTCTTTCTGACGTTCCAACGGTGTCATCGTGACTCCTTGGTTTGGCATGCTTCGGGCATGCTCCGTTCTCACCGGCGGGCGAGGTGGAATCAAGGTAGCAGAAGAACCGCGCTCAGGCGTGCACGTCGCCAATCTTTTTTTCAAGCATGTCGGCGGGCGGTGTATGCCGGGTGCATTGCGGTGCGGCTGACGGTGTGATGTGAAGGGTTATTTTATTTTCACATCGTGGGCAGTGCCACGTCACTCGTCGGTCTGGTCGTCTTCTTCTCGTATCCATGCTTTGGCAATCTTGGTTTTCTGGATGTGCGACACGGCTTCGCAGAGGCCGATGGTTTCGGCTGCGGTCTGGTTCGGTGACGCTTGGACGAGGAACTGTTGTTCGCCGACTTCGTCTTCGACGATGGCGATGCAGATGTAGCGGATGCACCAGCCGTTGCCTTGGGCGTTGATGTATTGCTCGATGAAGTCAGTCTTCTTCGTCATCGCCACCGTCGCAGCATGGTTTGGTGGGGACGGGTTCGCAGCCGCATGGTTTGGTTGGGTCGTTGGGGTTCATGTTGGTCTCCATCCAAGGTTGGCTGGTGGCGATGTAGATGTCAATGCCGTTGTGTACGCCGTCTGGTTGGAGTACGTTGCGGCCGACTTGAACCGCGATCCATTCGTCGAGCGTAAGTTTCATCTGCGTTCGAGGCTAATCGGCGGCGACCAGGACGCTTCCCAATGGCGGCCGGGCTTGAAGCCGAGGGTGATGCGGCCTTCTTCGTCGAGCATGACGAGGATGTAGACGCCGCCGGTGCGGTATGCCTGCATGATGTCGGTTGCGTCGATGGAGCCGACCCAGCGTGCGTAGCCGTCGTGGTCGGCCATGACGGTGACGAACTTGGGTGTGAGGTAGTCGGTGTCGGGTGTGGTCATAGGAGTTCGTCCGCGGTGATTTCATCTCGCGTCGCCTCGTTGCGGTAGAGGCCGTCTGTGATCCTGCCCATGCGTTCTTCGATGCGTTGGTGGACCATGGCGAGGCAGCCGAGGTAGCCGGCTGCGTCGACGACGGTGTCGCGTTTCCATGTGTCGTTGTCGAGGTTGGTGGAGAGGCGTGCCATCTTGACGCAGATCATGAAGGTGACTGCTTGTTTGACGCTGAGCATCACACCGGTCATGCTGTAGAAGAGTTCTCGGACTTTGTAGTAGTCGTCGAACGGGTGTGAGTATTCGGCTTGGCGTGGCCCGGTGATGAGGTCGTGGGCTTCGGTGAGGATTTCTGCGCCGTCGGTCATAGCTCGACGCCCTGGGCGATGTGGAGACGCAGCCGGCTGATCGTGGCCTCAAGGACTTCGACGTGTTTCTTGTAGGCGTCGAGTTCGTGCAAGGCCGCAGTGAGGCTGTCTTGCAGGTTGTCGCGGATGTCGGTGACGCCTTCGAGGGCGGTCGAGAGTTCGGCGATGCGAAGCTGGGCTTCTTCGTTCATCTGCCGAAGCATGTCTGGGTCGTAGGTCATTTCTTGTTCCTCCTGGCTAG